TCGCCCAGCAGTTTCAAGCTGTCGCCCTGGTAGTCTCCCAAGCTCAGTACGCCCTTGTCCACGTACTTCGCTACCTGTTCGGCTTGGCTCAGGTAGGTGTCAATCTGGGAACCCCTGCCGGTGGAGTTGAGCAGGTCTATCAGTGGGTTGATAAGGCCGTTAATCTTGTCGCCATAGCCTGCCAAGGCAGAGCCACTGGCGCTGCTGGAAGCGGTGTAGGCGGCGCTGAATTGGCCCGCTAGGTCCTGGTACTTTTGTTCGTCTGTTTTTTGGCTGTACTTGTAGGCTGTTATGGTGCCGCGAATGCCTGCTGCACTGGTGGCCATCAAGTCGGCCAGCGCCTTTTGGCTTTCGTAATACTTGACTGTTTCTTCGCGCAAGCGGCCCAGCCGGGTGACGGACTTGCTGGCGTCGAGCGTGAAGTCTTGCAGTGCCTTTGCGTAGTTCAGTGTGGCGGCTGTTGCGGCCTTGGAGGCAGCGTCTTTGGCAGACTCTGCCGCTTTCAGCTTTTCTTCGGCGTAGAGCTTGGCCGCAGCCGGGTCGGCTGCTGTCACCTCGCGGGTGAGCCCACCGCCGCCGAACAACCCAAAACCACCCGCCCAATTCAGCTCACGGTAGGTTTTCATGGTGGCCAGCGTGGACTCGTAGGTGCTGGCTGCGTTTACGGCTTTCAGTCGGGCAGTTTCGGCATCGTCTAGGGCTTTCTTTGCTTTGTCATAGCCGCTCTTGGCCGTATCGACTGCAGCGACTGCGGGGGCGTAGGCGGGGTTGGCGTAAGTCTCCCACTTCGTCCAAAATATATTATCCTCAACACTACGCCCCAGGGTGGATGGCGTATTGCTCAATGTCGTTTGTGCAGCCTTGAGTGCCGCCATCTTTTCAGACTCTGCTACTACTGCAGCAACCTGCTCGGTAGTACGTTGCAGTACCGCGTCAATGCCAGAACGCTCAGCCGTGTACTTGGCCACTGCCGCCATGGACTGCTCTAAGGCAAGGGCGGCTGATGCCATGCCGGTCTTGGCAGGCGCTGCGGTGTTGATGCTGGCAATGTCGGCCGCAATCAGGTTCTTGGGGCGCTGCGCCGGGTTGATGATGCCGATAGCCGCCTCGCGCACGGCAATGCGCTCGCTGGAAATGGATGATATGGTGCCCTTGATGCGCTCACCCAAGTCCTGAAAAACCAGTGCAATGGTGTTGGTGAACGTGGCGGTGTCCACCTTGGAAAGCGCCGTTTGCAGCACATCAAAGTTGATAGCAGCCGAACCCGTGGCCTCTTTGAGCAGGTCAATTTGGTCGGTGAGCGTTTTGGTACTTGCCTGCGAATCCGTCATGCGGGTTTGCAGGGTGTAATGGCCGTCTGCAAAGCCAATCACTGCCGATGTGCTGTCACCCAAAATGGTGTTGATGTAGCTCAGCTCACCCGACATTTTGAAAAATGAGTCGCTTACATCGCCCACTTTGGTGTCGGCAATTTTCATGGCAGCTACGAGGCGGGTGTTAGCCTTAGCCTTGCTGATGATCTGGTCCGCATCTTCCTTGGCTATGCGGGCCATAGCCTCACTGGTAGTGGCGAACTCAGGCCCCATGAGCGTGAGGATGGCATAGGCTTTGCGCCCGGACTCGGTGCTGAGGTCTAGCGTGTCGCGCAGCTTTATGAAAGCGTCTTTGCTGTCAGGTAAAGACAGGTTCAACTCAGCCAGCGCAGCGGTCATGCGCCCCTGGCTGTCGGCGGTACGCTCGGCTTCGTTGTAGTAGATCTCATAAAAGGTTTTACTGGCGGTGGACAGGTTATCCAGCCCGCCGAACAAATCGGCCAGCTTGGATGCCGCATCACCCCCGGCCAAGCTCAGGTCTAGGGTGCGCTGGCGCATCAAGCGCAGCACACTGTTGACCGTGCCCAGCGAGCTGCCCAAGCGGGCCAGCGTGGTGCCGGTGGTTTCACCGTATTTGCTGAATACCTCAAGGCCTGGCAGTGCAGCGGCGGCCATGCGGTCGCCAATGCCTTTAAACAGGTCTTCAATGGCTTTTTGGTTGGCCCCTGCATCACTGCCCAGTGCGAGCTTGATGTCTTCGCTGTAGCCGGTAATAGCGTCGGTGCTGGCACCCAGTGCTTTGGCAAAGCCTGCAGTTTGGGTCACGATGGCGGCATAGGTCAGTCCTAGTGACTGTTGCAGTTGGCCGTCCATAGTGCTGTAGTTGGTGCCGCTGCTGCTGTGGCCCACGGACATGCCAAAGAGCTTGTCACCGTCGTTTTGCCAGGTTTGGTAGTTGCGGCCAGAGAAGCTGCTGCTGCTGAACTTGCCGGATATGCCCGTGCCGGTGGTATACTCGCTGCCGCCGTTGAGGCCTTTGGCAACTTCTGCAACGGCCATGGCTGCTAGTACGTAGGGGGCAGCTGCACCGATGGCCTGCCCTATGCCAACGCCTGCACCTGCAGCACCGCTGGCACCCGCTGCGGTGCTAAGGCCACCGCTGATAGCGCTTGTGGCGTTGCCTGCCATAGCCGCGCCCCAGCCGTCTGCCAGAGCGCCGCCAAACATCTTGCCATAGGTAGCCAGCCCGGTAAGTGTGGACGACTGGCCCAACAGGCCAGACAAGCCACCAGCACCATTGGCAGCACTGCCCAAAAGATTAGCAGCACCCGCCGCACCGCCTGTGCCCATGATGGAGGTGTAAACCTGCATAACCATGGGCTTGAGGCTGGCTTCGTAAATAGCGGACAACAGTGCCGTTTTTAGCGTGTCGCCAATCTTTTTAGCGGCGTTGGAGCCGTCTGTGGCCCATGTGACGAATACGTCGCGCCCGAGTTTGTCGGTGGCTTCCCAGCCTTTTTTCCATTCTTCAAATGCGGCCTTGGCAGAGTCAACACCGGCCTGTTTGTCTTGACCTGTAGCGGTGAGGCTGCGTTGTTCTTTGAGCAGGTCAATGCGCTTGCGCATGATGAGTAGCTCGCCCACGCTGGCCTCATTTGCGCTGGCCATGGTGTAGATTTCTTCCTCTTGCGCGATGGTTGCATCTAGGCGGGCAAGGCGCAGGGTGTTGAGGGCCTCGGTGGTGAGGCCAATTTCCTCCACTTGGTCGCGCAGCTTTTGGTTGGAGCTGTCTAGCGCGTCGAGGCCTTTGGCTAAGCCGTCATAGTATTTGGCAGAGGCTTTGCGGGCTTCTTCATTCGCCTTGGCTACGTCAGCTAAGGCCTTTGCCTGCGCATCGTGCGCGGCTTTTACACCGGGCTGAATATTTACCAGCTCGTTGATTGCACCGTTGTAAGAGTCTGCATTTAGACGCCCACCTTTGAACATGGCCACCAGGCGGCGGGCATCGTCTTCATAAGTGGCGCTTACGCCGGATAACTTGGCAAGTAGGTCGGCTTGCTTTTTTAGTTCTTCCGCATATTTGCGTGCAGCCTCTGCAGCGGCTTTGTCAGCGTCTGCTTGCAGCTTTAAAAATGCGATGGCGGCAGCCGCAGCCTTTTTGGATTCTTCAGCGCTGGCCATCTGGGCGGTACTGGCACCAGTGTTGGCATTTATGCCCAGAATACGGCCCTGCAGTTCGTCTAGGTCTTTGCGGGCTTGGGCAGCGTCTTCGCGCATGGCTTGGCCCACAGCGCTCCAGGCGGCACGGCCACTTTGGCTAAACACACCGCCACCCTCACCTAGCGCTGAAAACTGGGCCACGATGCCGCCTATTTCACGGCCCATGCCCTTGAGTACAAAACTTACATCTGTAACCAAAATTGCGGTCTGCTGCAGAACCACACGCAGGCCACCACCCAAAGATTCTGCCAAGCTGGTGCCACCGTCTTTTGAGTTTGAAAACTCTTGCATCAGCGTGTTGAGGGTGGGCAGCAGCTCGTTGGCAATTTTTATTCTTGTGCCCTCAGATGCGGCTTGCATTACGGCAAGCGAGTCATTGAACGCATCGGCTTGATTAGCCATGTCTTGCGTAACGCCGGACAATGCTGTGCCTTTTTCAACCATCGCGGCAATGTTCTTGCCACCCTCTGACAGCAAGGGGGCGGCACTGGCCCATGACTTTCCCAAGGCTTCAGCGCCCAATGCGGCACGCAGCTGGGGGTCTTGGATGGCGCTGAACACGTCAGCCAGCTGGCCAAATGCCTGCAATGGGTCTTTGGCAGTAACGCCCAGCGCGGCAAATTTATCGGAGTCTTTGCCCATCGCCACCGATAGCTTGTTTATGCTGGCGGCAATGCCTTCCAGGTCGCCACCAGACTGTTTGGCTGCCAGCTTTAGACCTGCCAGGCGGTCCACTGCAATGCTGGTGGTTTTGCTCAGGTCGTTGAGGTTGTCGGCCATGTCAATCACGCCCTTGGCCATGGCAACAAAAGTACCCACGCTAAGTGCAGAGCCTAGCGCCAAGAGCCCTGTTTTAGCCAGGCCACTCATGCCCTCAAGGTCACCAAGTGCACGCTCTACATTGCCAATGGATTTAACGGCTTGCGCATCGCCGTCTACCGACAGGGTGAGTTTTACATCGGTGCTCATGCGCTATCCCTACTTTTTAGCCCACGCAGCAAGCGCAGCACGCTCCATGGCTTGGATGCAATCAAAGGTGTGGCGCAGCTTGCGCGGCTTGATCCGGGCAACGTTGCGCAGGTAGGCTGTAACGCCACCATAGTCGAGCCCTTCTCGCCCAGACATGCCATTGCGCCACTGGGTTTGCAGCTGCTGCCAGAGGTTAAATGTGGGCACGTTGCAGGGCCAGAGGTAGCAGGAGTCATTGCAGTCGCTTTCTTGCGGTTTTCCGTCTGGGTCGATAACTTGCAGGCCCAGAGCGACAAGGGATTCGTCATACTCGGCATCCATATCGGTGGGGTTGTCATGGTTGCCGGGGATGTGGAGCTGGCCGCTGGCTTGCAGGCCAGCGACCGTGGCTAGTTTTTTGCTTTGGCCCCGCACTCTTGCAGGTAGGATGCCCAAGCCACGGACAGCACACCGCTGGCGCGCAGAAAGTAGCTCAATGCCTCCACACTGAACTCAGCAGGCTTGCCATCGGCGTCCAGCACCAGGCGCTGGTCACGCCAGCCGGTGATGTTGGCCAGCAAGAAGTCTTTAACGCTGAGGCCTTCCATTTGCTCTTCGGCCTGCTCTGGGCTCAGGCGGTTGGCAATGAGGGTGGCGCTGAATTGCTTGTTGACCGCGCCAGACTTGAGCGTGAACTTGACTGGGACTTCGACAACGTTATCAATGGCAAGTGTGAACATGTTATTTTTCTCTGATTTGCTATAAATTTGATAGCCACTCATGCAGGCTGCATGAGGGCTAGAGGGTTAAAAACGCTTACAGGCTAATCAGGCGCAGCTCGTCGTTGCCGTTGACCGGGTTGAACTGTAGGCCGTAGTCCATCGTGCGCATGCCGTTTTGATCGCTCTTTGTAGCGCTGACAATTTGAACGGCTGGGGCGTGCACCATGATTTGGTTTCCCGACGCAGTGCCCAATACGAAGCCCAGGCCCTGTGAGGTGTTGGCTTTCATGGTGCTGTAGAAGGCAACCTCTTGCGCGGCTGTAACGTCCAGGGTGATGGAGCCGGTAATGTCGCGGTCGGTCAAGACTACTTGCTCGGTGGTGAGCATGGGCACGAAGTCGGCTTTGACACCCCAGTCAATATCCAGGCCCAAGCTGTTGTAGCTGGTGCCGCCAGCGAGTGCGCCTGTGGCGTAAGTGCAACCCAGCTTGATGTCGGTGACGTTGGCCTTGGTAACGGCTGGGGGCACCTTCCAGCCGGTGAGCACGGCGGTGGCATTGGCCACAACAGTGTCGCCAGCGTCTACACCAATGAACTCAAACATGAACTTGGGCATTTCGCCTGCTTTCATGCTCAGTTTAGGCTTGCCCACGCAGCCGACCAGCTTGTGCAGCAGGCCATCGTCGTAGTAGTAGATGGTGAGTGTTTTGGG